ATGAAGTATATGGCCCTGATAGGAGCTCAGAGATACAAAAGGGACGTGAGATAAGAGCCCGAAAAGAAAAAGAAAAGCAAGAGTTGCTCAATACTATTCGTGATCCAAGAAGAGAAGAGGCCGAAAGATTGCTGGCACAAATTATGGGAGATAACACCTCGTCTGATGATTCCCTTCATTCACTCCCGGAAGTACCGGTTGCCAAACAGAAGAGCAATTTCCCCCGCTATGACCAGATTTTCTTCCCACCCAGAAAAGATAGAGATTTATATTGAGCTTAGGTACCGGTGTGGCAAAAGTTCTAGAGGTCTCATTTGAAAAACTTCCCTAATTTTTCTATCTTGATGCCACCATCCAATTAACACTTTTATGGGAGGAAATATGGCATCTTTTACTTTCACTATCACAGGTGATCCAATACCATGGGCAAGAGCTACGCCTAATTATACACAGAGATACATGTACGACTGCCAAAAGGCAATCAAGTCAGTAATTAGAGATCAATTAACAGAAGCAATGGGTAATCAGGCCATGCTAAAGGGACCCCTAGAGCTTGTAATTTATTATTACTTCTCAATACCAGCCAGCCTATCAAAAGTAAAGCAAAACGCCCTGTTAGGAACCCCTTATACATCAGCTCCGGATATTGACAACTGCACAAAGTTCCTGTTAGATACAGTAAAAAATATAGTGATCCGTGATGATAGATACGTGTGGAAAGAGGAATGCTACAAGTTATACGACTGGATTCCTCGAACAGATTTTACTTTTAAAGAAAGCCAAGAGTGAAAAATATTAAACATAGCACTAAAAAAAGAATGGCTCCAAGAATTGTAGACCACGAAAAGACCTTCTATAACGAGGTTTATCGTGATATGGGATCACTAAGAATTAACCATATAAATGATGGTTATTTGTTAAAATTCGCTCTTGATTGGGTTGATTGGGTATTAGATCCTAAAAATGATTGCCTCACTCTTGAAGAATTCTACTCATGGAAAAGAATACACTCAACCACCGTAGCTCGCTGGATGGAAAGATGTGAAGAGTTGAAAGAGGCTCATGCCTTTGTGAAAGAATATCTCTATATCAAGCGTGATAAGGGAGCCATACAAAGGAAGTATGATGCTGGATATGTTAAGTACACAATGCCTAACTACAACGAAGATTTTAAGAAGCTTGAAGAATGGAGAGCTAAGCTTTCTGATAAGATAGGAAATGCTGGCAATGTGCAATATGTATACATGGATAAGTTTTGAATAACTCAACTATTATTAAGCCTGAGTCCATTATAAAGCTTAATAAATTTGTCCCAAGGGAGTATCAACTTCCTGTTTGCCGTGCCTTTGAGGAAAAGACTCATAGAAAGTTCCTTATCGTTAATCCACGCAGGTCGGGAAAGGATTACTGCTGGTTCTCGCTTATGATACGAGAAGCGGTAAGAAGAGAAGGTCTATACATGTACTGCCTGCCCACTTTTTCCCAAGCAAGAAGTGTAATCTGGGAAGGGAAAAGCAATACGGGATCTAACTTCTTAGATCAACTTCCAAAAGAGCTCATAGCCAAGATCAGAAATGATACCATGACAATCAACCTGACTAATGGCTCCATCATCCGTCTTGTTGGATCTGATTCGTATGACACCTCCATCGTCGGGAGCAACCCTAGGATGATCGTTTTCTCTGAGTACGCCCTATGTGATGAGAATGCATATAAACTTGCAGCCTTGCCCATCCTCAGGGCCAACGATGGCATTGTCGCTCTCATATCAACCCCTCGTGGCAAGAATCATATGTACGAGTTGTATCAGATAGCAAAGAACTCCCCTGATTGGTTTGTGCAGTTTCTGACCATTGAAGATACAGGTCATATATCGGCGCATGAGGTAAGAAGAGAAATAGAATCTGGTGAGATATCAGAAGATCTAGCTCAACAGGAATATTATTGCTCCTTTGAGATGGGTCAAGAAGGAAGTTACTACGCAAAATATATTGATAAGATGCGAATTAAGGGACAGATTGGATTGGTGCCATGGGAGCCTTATCACAAAGTTTCAACTAGCTGGGACCTCGGAGTAAAAGACCCAACATGCATCATCTTCTTTCAGGTAATTGGACAAATTGTACGTATTATAGATTATTATGAGGCCTCAGATCATGGAATGGATCATTTTGCTAACGTGGTGCTTAATAAGCCTTACAGTTATGGTTATCATTTTCCCCCGCATGATATCATGGCTCGAGAATCGGGACGAGGATTGACCAAGAAAGAGATGTATAAAGAGCTGGGTATTAAGTTTACCGAGCCTGTTATGATCGATATAGAGGATGGTATAGAACTCTGTAGGCGGTCATTTAACAAGATATGGATAGATGAAGGCAACTGTAAGAAACTCATTAAAGCTCTTGAAAACTACCGTGAAGAGTTCGATGTGCGCAGGAAGGTATATAAAGGTCGACCGCTCCACGATTGGGCGAGCCATGCATGTTTTACTGGTGATACAAAGATATTGACGCGTAGCGGAATGCGTCAGATAATGGATGTAGAAGAAAATGACGAAGTTCTAACATTATCTGGGTGGAAAAAATGCACGAAAGCGTTCAAGACAAGAAAGAATGTTCAGCTTGTGGAAGTAAAATTCAGCGACGGTACGATAGTGAAATGTACGCCGGATCATTTATTCTTAACGACGAACGGATGGAAATCAGCAAAAGACCTGACGAAGGGTTCAAGGATCCAATCGTCCTTGACGAACTCACTCAATATTTTGATGGATCTTTGTATCGTTTATGGCCGAATGAGAGATATTTATCTAAAGGCGGAAAAAGACTCCATAGAGCAGTGTGGGAAAATGCTTTCGGCACAATATCAAAAAATTGTCACATACATCACAGAGACAGTGACACCCTTAACAACAATCTCTGGAATCTCGAATGTATACCAGCCGCAGAGCATCTCAAACTTCCTAGGCCTAATAACAAAGGATTTAGCGATAGCGCTCGAAACAAGGCTACTGAATGGCATCGCTCAGAGGCCGGTCGCTTATGGCATAAAAGACATGCTGAAAGAAGCAAAGGATGGGAAAAATGGACAAGACGAACAGCAGAGTGCATCCTCTGTAAACGTAGCTATGAGGCGCTTGTACGCAGAAATGGGTTCTCTCAGAAATTCTGCCACCCAAACTGCAAAGCCACTTTCTATAGGAAGCGTAAAAATGATTCATAGGGAAGATGTCTGGGATATAACAGTTCCGGAGATAGGACATTTCTCATTGGAAAATGGCGCTATTGTTCACAACTCGGATGCGTTTAGGTATATGTGTGCAGCTCTTCCTAAGACTAAAGATGGATTGTCTGCAAAAGAATTAGATCAAAGATATAGGGATGTTATGCTTGGCGATCAAGCTGGGTTACCTTCTGTTTTCAGGACAGATTTGCCTGATTATTAATAGGACATTATTATGATGCTAGATGTAGCAACTTACAAAAATATTCTCATCCGTATCTTAAAAGACATTTATAGCGATGCAACCGTTGGCCCTTTTCTAGGTTTCAAAGGTGGAACTGCGGCTATTTTATTTTATGGACTTGATCGATTTTCTGTGGATTTAGATTTTGATTTACTTGATTCATCAAAAGAACAGCAGGTTTTTGAACAGCTCAAAGAAATTCTTAAAGAACATGGTACTATTAAAGAGTCTTACGAAAAAAGGTACACGCTGTTCTTTGTAGTTTCTTATAGCGATAAATTGCAGAATATTAAAGTCGAAGTTAACCGTAGAGATTTTGGATCAAAATATGAGGTGAAATCTTATCTTGGCATTTCTATGAAAGTAATGGTGAGGGAAGATATGGCGGCTCACAAAATGGTTGCTATGCTTGAGCGGATCGGTAATGCAAATCGTGATATTTTTGATACATACTTTTTTTTGAAAAATAACTGGCCCATTAATGATCAGATTATCGAAAAAAGAACCGGGCTATTGATGCATCAATTTTTAAAAAAATGCATTCAAGAGCTTGAGTCTATGAGTAATCAGGGTATTTTGGCGGGCTTAGGTGAGTTGCTTGATGCTAAAGCAAAGACATGGGTCAAGGAGAAGCTACTCACAGAAGCCATTTTTTTGCTTAAAATAAAGCTTGAAAGCATCAGTAATAATAGGACAGATTTGCCGGATTATAGAGAACATAATAATAAGTAGGTCGATAGATGCTAAAATAAAAGGTGACAAGTCGCTCCTTTTGCCGTATGATTTTCAACTGAATGTTACTTTATTTATTATATTATTCGAAGGAGCGATCATGTTGCGATGGTCACAATTAATTAAAACGCTACGAAATGCGTGTTACTATTTCGATAAACGGCACTTTATTGTCTTCTCGGCTCTCATGGCCTCATCTAGTGCTTTCTGTCAGGATTTCATACAACTCGGTAATGGAACCACATTTATCCCCAATCGACTAGGCAATATATCAGTGTTGCATAACGACGATGGATTCCATGTCCTGACAAGCGACAATGAGATTTATCCTGTGAGGAATTACTTTGTCGATAAACGTCTTCGTGGACTGAAAAAAGAAAAGCTCAAGGCATTCCTACAAGCTGGATACATACAAGTGAATCAAATGAGCGACGGACAATACAAGCTCGATGCTAAAGTTCGTGGTCTTGGCGGTGGTCCTATCTGTGGTATGGTCGCCTATTGGGCAACTAAATTAACCTGTTATGCCTTTATGGGAGCGGCTGCAAAACAAGCAATTGTTTCCACTGGTGTCTCTATAGGAGGAACTTTTGGTGGAGAAGCTGGCGCTGAAATTGGCGCAGCTGTTGGTGGGATGGTTGGAACCGCAGGTAATATGGCAATGGGTGGCATGGCTACTGCAGGAGCCGAAGGACTTGTTACAGCCCCTATTGGTATGGCTGCCGGAACAATAATCGGTGATGGAATTTTATCTTCCCCCGTTGTTGC